TTATTGTTGCTGCTAAACATTATAATAATCCTCAGTGTTCTAGTACTGATGAATTCTATGCTGACCTTGATCGTATCAAGTATATCAAAAGAATTATTAATCGGTATCTAGAAACTGGGGAATTATCAGATAGATTATTGATTAATCATATTATTGTATTTTGTAATGTTTTTGGTATTGAAATCGGTGTGAAGATGATGGCACTAAAATTAGATTACAAATACTGGCCTGTCATCAAATCATTCTTAGTATTCCTAAAGTATATTGAACCTGCTGATCTAGTTGGTATTACGATGGACCCAAAAGTTATTAATATTTTAAGAGAGATTTAATGTCCCTTTCAACAGTTACTGATACCATATACACCTATAGATTTTTGAAATTGTTGGTAACTCCATTCAACAAGACCAAAGCATATGAGTTTGGTATTGTAGATGAGAATGGTAAACGCACAGACAAAGACATTACTACTTCTTCTGAAAGAGACGCATTTAACCTCTTCCATAGACTAGCATTTAATATGAAAAGATTGCTTGGTGCATTCCCCGGTGGTAAGTCTCGTATTGCATCCTATGTAGCAGCATTAGCACTCCTTAGAGAGAGTTATGGGGTTGATACAGAGACTGTAATAAACGAAATGAGTATTGATGAGGGGGATAAAGAATCCATCTCTACACTCCTAGAAGAGTATGTAGATCAGACCCCCAAGAAAAAGAAAAAGAAGACTATTGAAAACGAAGAGGCTGGCACCACTACTGCTGATGTTGCTATGCCTCCTACACATATGAAGTTTAAGGCATTTGTGAGACGTAAAAAGAAAGATGATGAACTAAGTGAAGAATATTTGAATGAACTTTTTGATAAACCTTACAAGTTCAAAAAGATTAATATTGCCTTGAAAGATAGAAAAATGGCTTCACTAACAGCTGATAGTCCTCAAGGTGAAATTCGTATAAGCTTAGAGAATTTTGGTAGACTCGGAAAAAATAATTTTGAATTAGATTTTTCGGTAGGCAATAGGTTCTCTAAAACAGGTAAAGGTGACCAATTTAGAATTTTTTCTACAGTAATTCAAGGTCTGAAAATGATTATTGATAAAGAAAAAGATGAAATCAAAACTGTAACTTTTAGTGCAGATAAAGAATATGAAGATGACACTTTTGATGCTGCTTTTGACGGAAGACCCGCTTCTAAAAGCACGACTAATTTGAGTCGTGCTAGATTATACAATACGATGATAAAAAAGTTTGCTAGTAAAATGGGGTTTAGTGTAGATATTGATGACTCTAGCAAAAGAGTTACCGTATACACACTCAAAAACAAAACCTTTAAAGAATCGTAAAGGTAATATATGTTTGCACTTCTTGGTTCTGTTCTAGGTTTCGGCACTTCCTTTGCTCCAAAGATTTTGGAGACGATTAATAAAGGTCGTGAACAGAAGCATGAACTTGCTAAGATGAAAATGTCTGCTGATATTAAGATGCAGATGCAAGATGCTGAGTTTGANCANCTACAAGACATGGCTCACCATGAAGAACATAAACGTCTAATCGAACATGATATTGCTATCTCTAAAGAGACAGGGTTCTTTGCAGGACTGAAAAAAGGTGTGCGACCAATCATCACATACTGTTTCTTTGGTTTCTTTCTGTTCTATAAAATAGTCCTTGTAATGGAAGCAATGCGGTCAGGACAGGACATGGCAGCAATATCTGATGTAATATGGGATCCTCAATCCCAATCTATCTATCTTTGCAGCAATCATTTCATTTTGGTTTGGTTCACGGGCAGTTGAAAAACTAAAATAACTTGACAATGTGTAAAAAATAAGATAGTATAAGTAATACACTAATTACACAAATCCATACAAAATAAGAGGTAGGTTCTATGACAAACGGTCTAGACATGAGGGATTTTTTGTCCCAAACTAAATTCTATGAAGGTTATTCACGGTATATTGACGACGAAAACAGATATGAAAGTTGGGATGAATCTGTTGACCGTGTAATGGCAATGCACAAAGGTTATTATAAAGATAAGATGTCTACTGCACTTGCAAATGAGATGGCAACTGCTAGTAGTGCATATAAAGAAAAACGTGTTCTAGGCGCACAACGTGCTTTACAGTTTGGTGGTGACCAGCTGCTTAAACATCAGATGAAAATGTATAACTGCACATCCTCTTATGTAGATCGTGCATCTTTCTTTGGTGAATATTTCTATATTCTTTTGTGTGGTGCAGGTGCAGGTTTTTCTGTTCAAAACCACCATGTTAATAAACTTCCTGCTATCCAAGAACGTAAGAAGCAAGCAAAAGGTTATATTGTAGAAGATAGTATTGAAGGTTGGGCTTCTGCTCTAGATGTTCTTATGTCATCTTACTTTGTTGGTGGTGGTAACTACCCTGAGTTTGAAGGTCGTAGAGTATTCTTTGACATGACTAACATTCGTCCCAAGGGTGCAAAGATTTCTGGTGGATTTAAAGCACCGGGTCCAGATGGTCTGCGACAGGCACTTGACCGTATTGAATACCTTATCCAAGGTGTTGTAATGGGTTCTAAGGAACCTGTGCAGTTACGCCCTATTCATGTCTATGATATTGCTATGCACTGTGCTGATGCTGTTCTGTCTGGTGGTGTGCGTCGGTCTGCTACTATCTGCCTGTTCTCTCCTGATGATACAGAGATGATGAATGCCAAGACAGGCAACTGGTTTACTGATAATCCACAACGTGCAAGGTCTAATAACTCTGCTGTTATTGTTCGTAAAGAAACTACCAAAGAACAGTTTATGGGTATCATGGACAGCATTAAGCAGTTTGGTGAACCCGGATTTGTATTTGTAGAATCTACTGAGCATACAACTAATCCATGTGTAGAGATTGGTATGTTCCCACAGATTGATGGTGAGTCTGGTTGGCAGGGTTGTAACCTGACAGAGATTAACGGTGGAATGTGTGTAGACGAAGAGTCATTCTACAAGGCATGTGAAGCTGGTGCTATTCTTGGCACACTACAGGCAGGATATACAGATTTTACATATTTGCCTGATACAACAAAAGCAATCTTTGACCGTGAAGCACTTCTTGGTGTGTCTATCACTGGATGGATGAATAATCCTGATATTCTTTTTGATGGTAAGATTCTAGAAAAGGGTGCAGAGATTGTTAAAGAAACTAATAAGAGAGTTGCTGAGTTACTTGGTATTAATGCTGCTGCTCGGACTACTTGTGTTAAGCCTTCTGGCAATGCTTCTGTACTCCTTGGCACTGCAAGCGGAATTCATGCTGAACACTCTGAGCAATACATTAGAAACATTCAACTGAACAAAGACTCTGAAGTTGCACAGTTGATTGCTAAGACTAACCCTAACATGGTAGAAGACTCTGTATGGTCTGCTAATGGAACTGACTTTGTTGTTTCGTTCCCTATTACACCCAAGCAAGGTTCTATTCTGAAAGATAAACTTATTGGAACTGACCACCTTGACTTAGTTGCCAAGGCACAAAAGCATTGGGTAAACACTGGTAAGAATCCAGAACTATGTGCAGACCCTACAGTATCACATAACGTTTCTAATACTATTCTAGTAGAGGATTGGGATGATGTTGCTGAATATGTTTATAGCAATAGGGATAACTTTGCTGGTATTTCTTTCTTGTCTACTTCTGGCGATAAAGATTTCAATCAAGCGCCGAACACTGAAGTTCTCGACGCTGAGAAAATGGTTGAAAAGTATGGAGTGGCTGCTGTATTAGCATCTGGTCTAGTTGTAGATGGTCTACAGGCATTTGATGACCTTTGGATGGGTTGTATGACTGCACAGGGATATGGTGAAGATATCTCTGCTGAAAGTTCTAAGAACACACTAAAGAAAGATTGGGTGCGTAGGTTTACAGCATTTGCCGATAAATATCTTGAAGGTAATCTGAAGAAAACTGAGTATTGTTTGAAAGATGCATATCTTGTGCATAAATGGGAAAAGATCAAAAGGTCTTACACGCAAGTAGAATGGATTTCTGAGTTGTCAGAAAAGAAGTTTACTGATGTAGATACACTAGGTGCAGCAGCTTGTGCTGGAGGAAGTTGCGAAATCGACTTTTAAGGAGAGTATATGAAATACCGTATTATCTGTGATACCTGCGAAGTGGAGAGTGTGGTTCATCTAATCTATGATGAACCACCTAACCACTGCCCNTATTGTGGTTCTGAACTCACNGATGATGAGATTTCAGAANATGATGCAGGATGTCTTTGTGACTAATATAAGTAACCTCAGTTGAAACACACTGGGGTTATTTTTTTATATGTCTGAGAAATATTATGGTTGGTATTATGAATTTGGTGAGTATGATCCTGAACATGCTCCAGAAGAGTTTGTAGGGNTNGTCTACAGGATACAAAACCTAGACACTAACCAGAAGTACATTGGTAAAAAACTGTTCTGGAACCGCAGGAAAACCAAGGTAAAGACCAAGGCTGGTGGAACTAAAACTAAGTATGTTACCAAAGAGTCTGACTGGAAGAGTTACTATGGTTCAAACAAGCAACTTCAGGAGCAAGTCCAAGAAGTCGGTGGTGATAAATACTATAGAGAAATCTTAAGGTTCTGTAAAACTAAAGGTGACTGTTCTTACTATGAAGCAAAATATCAGTTTGAATATAATGTGCTACTAAGGGATGATTACTTTAATGAATATATCCAGTGTCGGATTAATGCGAAACATTTGAAAAGAGACGATGATGAATGAGATTAAATTGAATGTTTTTGAGGTTCTGCAAAAAGTAGCAGCAACCAAAAAGAAAGAAGAAAAGATTGCCCTTTTACGGAAGCACGATTCTTTTGCTCTTAAGTCAGTCATTCAAGGCTGCTACAATTCCAATATTAAATTACTGTTGCCAGAAGGTGATCCGCCATATACCGCCTGTGATCCCCACAACTGCCCCTCAAACCTTTTGAGGAAGGCAAGAGACTTTGCTTACTTTGTAGGACAGAAAGGTAAAAACATTCGTCCTATTAAGAGAGAAACTATTTTCATTAATCTTTTAGAAGGTATCCATCCAGAGGATGCTAAGATTGTATTGCAGATGAAAAACAAAAAACCCTTCAAAGGTCTTTCAGCTGCTTTAGTCAAGGAGGTTTACCCTAACTTGATGCCCCCTGACTGATTTGTTATGTAAACATATCAACTAACCGAAGGAATGCATTATATGCTCGTTTCTCAAATCGACCGTTTGAAAAAAGATTATCGTGAACTTGAACATTATGAAAGAAAACTAATTAAACAAGGGAGAGATAAAGTGGTAAGAAATATGAAATTGAAACGAGAATATCTGGGTAAATCAATAAAAGATTTAGAGGATCAACTTTATACTTGACAAGTCCTAAATCATAGTCTATAATAAGTTTACTTTAGGGCCCGGGGAATATATACATTCTCTGGGTCTTTTTATTCTTGACATTCGTATCTATATAATGTATTATCCATCTATAAACTAAAGGAGAAGAAATATGTTAGCAAAAGTATTTTGGAGAATCTTTTCTCTTGACAAAAGCATTCATAGGAAGTATACTCTTTTATATGATGATTTGTGTGAATAAAGAGTATGCAGGTGTGATGTAACGGTAGCATGACAGTCTCCAAAACTGTTCGTCAAGGTTCAAATCCTTGCTCCTGTGCCAAACTTATATGATGATTTGTGTGAATAATCTTATGCGGACATGGCGGAACTAGGTATACGCAACGGCCTTAAAAGCCGTCGGCCATTGGCCTTGTGGGTTCGAGTCCCACTGTCCGCACCAAACTTATTAATGGCCCGTAGTTCAGCGGTTAGAACCCTCCGCTCATAACGGAGCTGTCCTCAGTTCGAATCTGGGCGGGCCAACCAAATTTAAATCAAGAAAGAAAATATGTTCTTAACACCCTGTGTATCCTTATGTAAAATAAATGAAGGTAAATGTCAGGGTTGCGGCCGCACTCTAGAAGAGATTGCTAAGTGGCGCAAATATACTGATGAGGAAAGACTTGACATCATGCGTAGATTAGGGTATGGTGTTAGACGTAATAAAAAAC